GCAAAATTACAGACAATATGAGACAATTATATAAATTTCAACCAACAAATCCATATAATGAAAATGGATATGTGGCTAATTTATTTACCAGCAGTAAAAATACAAATAATGTGGTTTATGGAAATCATTATGATGTTGCTACAAATAAATGGGGTGAAACAAATGACATCATCAAGGATAACACCATAGTAGAATTTGCGTACAATAAAACCTTAAAAGAAGGATTTCGTTGGGTACCATTACGAACGCGATTTGACAAAACATTTAAATATAGAAATTTTACTCAATACCAAAAAAGAATGTTCTCGATTCTTCACAACTTTATTCGTAAAGCAAATAATCAAGCTTATTCATTTGACACATATAATAATAAAGAATCTACCATTTTAAAAAAAATCTGGGATGTTGTGGCCAAATCAAAAATATCATCACAACATCCAAAAAATATACATGACGTATTTTTTGCTATCAAAAATAACGCTGAGAAATTTCAACAATATTTTGATAGTTCTGAAAAAATTCAAAGTAATGTTGGTAATCCATACGGAAATCCTTTTGCAATCGCGAATAATATTTGGCAAACTATTCATAATCCAGTAACAGAAGAAATGATTACAACTGGTGAAAATATTCCAACAGTGGAATCTGACGAAAAATATTATCGAAATGATGTTTTTAAAAATCGATCTAAATCATTGACCATTCAATTACAAAACTTTCATAATAAGATTATTAAAAATAAAAAATTATATGAAGCAGCCGTCTCCCTTTTAAAAAAGACATTTAAAGATGATCATGATAAACTGTCACTATTAGACCTAGCAACAGGAAAAGGTGGTGATATAAATAAATGGATTGATAATGGAATACGTAATGTCGTTGGAATTGATATTGAGCATGATAATATTTTTAATATGTATGACGGAGCTTGTGTTCGAAGAAAAAATTCGATATTAAAAAATCGATGTGAGGGTAATATGTTGAAATTTTTGGTTGGTAATGTTTCAAAAAATATAGTGAAGGGAGAAGCATTTGAAAACCATGATCAAATGTCTAGAACTTTATGGGCAAATTTATGGAAATTCGAACCTAATTATATTGAAACAAAATTTCATATGGTTTCAATTATGTTTGCAATTCATTATTTATTTAAAAATTCAGATACAATTGATGGTCTTATTAAAAACATTGATGAAAATTTAAAAGAAGGAGGAATATTTATGGGAACTTGTATTGATGGAGAACGAGTATATGAATTACTGGAGGATAAGAATTACGACGAGGAGTATGATTCTCGGCAAATAACTGAATCGAATAATACATCATCTATTTGGAAAATAAAAAAATTATATGCTAATGATGATTTTAATACTAAAACTCCTTCACTTGGATGTGAAATTGATGTATTTATGTCTTCCATTAATGCATACCATAAAGAATATTTAGTTAATTACAAGTATTTGGTTGAGCGTTTAAAAGAATTAAATATTGTTGAAATTAAGAAACACTGTGGGTTGTTTGAAAATGTTTATAACGAATATCGCATTCCTTCGTCTGGTAAATTATCAGAACATGAAAAATATAACATGTCTGAGCGTCAACGAAAAATCAGTTTTTTGTCAAGATATTTTATGTTTCGTAAATTAACAACATCTGAATCTGGCAAAAATAAAATTATAAAAACAATCAATTCAAAAATCAAAAAATTAACTACAAAATCTAAAATATCATCTGATTTCTTACAACATAGTGATTTTAACAATATAACACTTGAAACTTGGAATGTCATTGTCAAGCATTATGAACAGATATACGACAAAATCGTATCAGGTGTCAATATGAATAATAAAAACACCACATTTCAAAATATAACAAATACACAATTTGTAACTTTGTTCCCCATCATTAGAGATTTTATAGAACATGAACGATCTGAAAAAGATAAAGAAAGTAATAACGAAGAAGGAGAAAAAGATGAAAAAGGAGAAAAAGATGATGATGGAGAAAAAGATGATGATGGAGAAAAAGATGATGACGAAGAAGATGATGACGAAGAAGATGATGACGAAGAAGATAATGGAGAAAAAGATGAAAAAGAAGAAGAAGAAGGAACTATCGACGGGGAAAAACAACACGGTGGATTATTTTCAAGTAATGAAATATTGGTGAAAAAAAATGATTTCAACAACTTTTACAATAAAATTAACACGAAACTTGTTGGTGGTGGGTTAAATAACAAATTTAAAACAAAATTATTAATGGCATTTTTAAGTAAATTTGATGACCATGATACTTGGAATGATGATGAAATAAAACGTAAATATAATGAATTTCAATCTACCTTAAATGTTCTGTTAGGTGGACACGATCAAAACCCTCAATTGTGATTCATAAAATTAGGAATGTAATTGTAATGTTCCGTATTTTTTAAATATTTACTTCGAATATTCATAGGAACGTCATATTTTTTACACCATAAAGAAGACAAAATAGCCTGATTTTGTTTTATTTTATTTATGTTACTATTGTCTAAATTTAATTTCATAAAAGACAGTGTTTTTAAAATATTTTTTATTTGATTGGAGCATACATGTAAATTATAGTCTTTAATACAATTTGCAAAATCAATGGGAACATCCATTTCAAATATATCCGTAATACATTTTCTTTGCTCATTCAATATATCCCAATCTTCAATGATGTTAAATAATTCCATTAAATAATCCTCGGTTATACCTAAAAATCCTTTACAAATCAAGTATTTTTCAGAATTTGCAGGTCGCGAAGTAAATGGTTTACTAATGTTCACATTGTCAAAAAAGATTGTCAAAAAATATAAAATCTTTACTGTAAAATTAGTGAAAATATCAAAAATTTTTAGCACAAAATGCCCACCTTTTTTTAAACATGATAATGCTCCTACAATTTCCGACATAATTAAACGATGAACCATACTTTCCTGTTCATTATAATTAATTGAAAAATCAAAACCTCCATCTGCAGTTACAATATCTGCTTTTTCATTTTGAAATAATTCTGCCAAAGCAACTAAATTGTGTTTTTTATATAAATCACCTGTTCCATCCGTTCCATAAAACACATTAATTGTACCATTTTCTTTAAACAAACGTCCTGACTTTTTCCATCCAGGTATTTCATTTTTATAGGATCTCAGTGTCATACAAACACAGTCATCTGAATAACTTGAACTGTATTTTTTACGAGCATTATAAATTGCTTCAATAAATCCTCCAGGTCCCTCAGCAATACCTAAAATTTTTAGGTTTTGTTTTCGAAAATCAATGATATGAAAATCCTTTATTATTTCCCACATTTTAAAATAAGATCGGCTAATTGGATCATAATTTGCAATTCCTAAATTATGGTTGACATTTTTTGAATTAATATGAATCATTTCAAAGTTATTTGATAATTTTTTGGAAAAATCCCATAATTTTTGGTTTTTTATTTGATTTTTATATTTTTCAATCAACAAATACAATTTTACTTGGAAATCTTGTTTTTTGTAACTATCATTAATTTCTATATTTAATTTGGGATACTTCACATCATTATGTGCCAATATAAAACTGTGTTTTTTTAATAAATCAATATCCATAAGTTAAAATGTTATCAATCAATCACTTTAAGTAAAAATCGTCTGCCCATTTGAATGTCAGATAAAACATTTTATCAATATTTGTTTAAGTAAACTCTTTCCATAAATACCATGTAATTAATCCTCTCCATGGTTTCCATTTCAATGATAAAATTTGAATATCGTTTGGTTTACTCTTACCATACAATTTTTGAATTCCACGTTTAATAATTAAATCTTGGTATAAAATTTCCACGTCAAATTCATCATCATTTGCATTTAAAGCATACATTATTTTTGTACAATTTATTGTCCAATTACCAACACCTTTTATGTGTCGAATAGACTCCAAGTCATGTGGGATAATAAGATTTTGATTTTTCTCACATAAAAAAGTCACAATTCGTAAAATTATTTCATATTGGAATTTCAAAATACCTATATTTTTTAAACCATCTTTTCCTAAATTATTTATATCACTTGGATAAAAATCATCTGTTCCTAATTTAATATATAATTTTCCACGTAGTTTACGAGCAAATGAAAATTTTATTTTTTGCCCAATAATTGATCCCACTAACAATGCAAATAAATTTCGTTTTGGTGTTGGTTTTAAAAATCCATATTTTTTAACAATTTTATGAATAATTGGATCCATTATTTCAATTTCTTGAATGAATTTTTGGTATGTTTCTAGTGTAAATGGCATGATCTATAAATAATTACTGAAATTATTTTTAAATCATAAAAATCTATTTTTATATTAATTTAATCAACTATTTCATAAGACTGACTGTCTTCTTCTTCCTCTTTTGCTTCTGTCTTTTTATTTACTGCTTCCCATTCTTCTTCCTCTGTGCTACTTGGTATTTCAAATAAAGTAGAGGATGATGACGATTGTGATGATGACAAGTCATTTTCAATATTTTTAATGGTTAGATCAGATTCATGTTTAGATAAAATTATATTAATTGAAGTTGACACAGATTCAGAATCACTTAACACCGAATTTGATCCTTGACTGTAGTCATCCACATTTAAATGCAAAATTTCGGAATCATCGTCATTTCCATTATTCATTTCATTCACAATATCATGAATATCCTCCAAATTAATGGAAGATTCACGACTGACATTTTCATTTTGTGTAATTCCATTTTGTGTAATTCCATTTTGTGTAATTCCATTTTGTGTAATTCCATTTTGTGTAATTCCATTTTGTGCAATTCCATTTTGTGCAATTTCACTTAAAATTGTTTGAATTTCTTCTTTCTTTGATATTTTTTTTGATATTTTTTTTGATGCGGTTTCCAAAATTTTTGATAATTGTTCTTGTGATAATTGCAAATGTTGTTTTTTAATTTCATTTACTTTTTCAATTAAAGATGATGATTTAATTGTAAGTGGTGTTTTAATAGTTTGTTTTGTTTTTGTGGATGGTTCCACTGATTCATATCCAAATGTTCCACTTGCATCATATGCAGTCAAATTGGAAGTGTCAGAATGACTCATTGAATTATAAGTTTTTTCCACGTCAACCGGATCATAAATCATATTAAAATTAGGCTCTGGTCCCTTCTCTAAAATTTCACTATGTGCATCATGTTGTTGTTTGACCATTTTCATATTTTTGTCTAATTGATCACGTTCTTGTGTTATTTTAGGTGATTGTCCAATTGTTTTATAATCTTCCATTAACCTATTAATTTGCGCAATTTGATTTGTATTTATTAAAGGTTCTTTTTTATTTGACTCTGTAAGTACTGGATCTGGACCAACACTTGATTGAATCCATTTTCCTGGCATCATTTTTTCCAAATCTATTGTGTTATATTCAATCATATCATTATATCCCTCTTGTATTTCTGGTGGTAATAACATTTTATGATGTAATTCGCTTGGTGTTTTTATTGGAATTGGGTGTGTAGACAGTTTTATATTTTTAATAGGTGTTTCTGAAATTTTTAAATCATCACAAAATTCCGCTGGACATAACATTGAATCTGCGGCAAATCCTTCCACACTTGTTTTGTTACTGAAACATATTTTAGATGATGGTTTTGGTATATATTTTCCAATAGTGGAAAAAGATGGAGTCAAATCATGTAATTCATTCTTGGATGATTTTAATGTGTAGTTTGCACTGTCCTTTTGTTTAATACCATACCAATACATTCCATCAGAATAGCGTTTTTTACTTAATCCCATTTCTTTCAAAACACAAGGCAACATATGACGACTTTTTTTCGTCTCTTCTTTTGAAAAACCATAAAAATTTACAATCATTTTATGCAAATTTGAAAATTTAATACGGTTTGAAATTTCGTTGGACAAATCAAAATGAAGTGAAATATGTTTAATTAATTCAGACATACTCAATTTTACTGGCTCAGATTTATTTGTTTTGCTGCTTTCATTAAATTCTTTTACCTTTTCGTCTATAAATTTCACTAATTTTTCATTTGAAGTGAAATATTTACCTGTCAATAAATCATGTAGTTTTTCATATTGAGCATAAGGCAATTTAATTGATTTTAGTTGACAAAGTTCCCCAAAAATATTTAAATCTAAATTTAAAGTTTCTTCCAATAAAAATCCAGTTGAAAAATAATTATTCATAAAAATATTATAAGTTACATATGTGGTTGCTCCTTC